AGAAGCTAAAGATACTGCTGAAAGAAAGAAAATAGCCGAACTAATGGCTAGCCCTGTTTTCAAAGAAATGTCTGTACAAGCCTTTGAAATTGGAGCTAATTTAATTAGCAAAAGTATCAATTTAGCTTTTGAAAAAGCCAGTGTTGACCTAAAGCGTGGTATTATTGGCAGTGTAACTGATTTACCAGGCTCTGGTGCTATTCAGCGAGAGATTGATAAACAAGATATTGGTATTCAGCGTGCTCAACTAGAAATGAGTGCCAAAATGTTGCAGGCTCAGTATTTGCAAATTGCTGCAACCAAACAAGTTGAAGTCGCTGTTTTATTGGATAAAGCCAAGCAAAGAACTCAAGATCCTCAAGGTGCTTATCGTGGTGAACGAAGCGATACTGGAGTAGTTACTCAAGGTACTGCTGAAAGTATGGCAAAAGTTACTGAACAGTTTAGTAACTTTATCGCTAGTGGTGGTAAAGGTGCTCCTGCAATGGTAACTAGCTTAACCAAAGCAATGAAAGAGTTTGGTAAAAATAGTCCAGAATTTGCAGCTAGTTTGCAACAAATGTTAGCTGCTACTAAGTCTTTCCAAGAGATTGAAGTACAAAGAACTGGTCTAGGAACCAAAGATAGATTATCAGCTATTCAAGCCGAACTAAAAGTTATACAAGAAGAAAAAACTATTAAAGAGGCAATTAATTCAGAAGAAAAAGCTGGTATTGCTCTGCAACAAGCAGCAGCCAGTATTCTTGCGCAAGGAAATGCTTTTTTAACTGAAGCTCAAGTTACTGCTCAGAAAACTCTTGCTTTAGCAACGGCAAAGCAAGAATATGATCTTCAAGGTATTGCAATTGCTGCTGATCAGGCACGATATGAGTTAATTATTGCCGAAGCTAAAAAAGCTGGTATTAAAACTGACGAGCTAGAAAAGAGTAAAGATAGATTAATTACTATCAGACAAACTAATCGTGAAGCAGATAGAAGTGTTAAAACTGCTCAAGCAGAAGCCACTGAAAGGTTAAATCTAGCTAAAGTTCTAGCAGAAGAAGAAATGCGTAGACTTAATATCAAGCAAATTATTGCTGATACTGAAGCTATTAGAAGAAGTACTGTTACAGAAACAAATGAGTTAGAGTTAGAGTACTTAACCAAAGCAGAACAATTAAGTGCACAACAAATTGCTACTTATAAGCAACAAATTGATACATTTAAAATTCTTTCTGAAGAAAAGACCAGACTAAATGCTTTAGAGATTAACTACTTACAACAAGTAACTAAACTTATTGAGCAGTATACAAAAGCAGCTCCAGGTAAAGAAGGGGATGCTGTAAGAGCAGACGTACAAGAGCAGTTGAAAGCAATTAGCGAAAAATACGTTGCTGAAGTAGACGGCGTAAAAGCTGTTAGTGCAGCTAAGCAAAAACTAGTAGACTTAGACAAGAGTTTAACAGAACGTCAGAAAGCTTATGGCGACGTATTCAAGAAAACTTTTGAAGGAATGGCTGACGCTATTGTACAGTTTGTTCAAACAGGTAAACTAGACTTTAAGAGCTTAATTGACTCTATGTTGGCCGACTTATTGCGCTACGAATTACGTCTACAAGCCCTAGCACTATATCAAGCAATGCGTCCAGGTTTGTTAAACTTATTTAACTTTGGCGGCCCTTCAGCAGGAGCACCTATGGTAGATAGTACAGCAACTCAAGCTGTTGTTAGTACATTTGCTGCTAAAGGTCAGGCATATGATTATGGTATTCCAAAGTTTGCAATGGGTGGTGCGTTTACTAATCAAATAGTAGATTCTCCTACATTATTCAAATTTGCTCAAGGCACAGGTATGATGGGCGAAGCTGGACCAGAAGCTATTATGCCACTAACACGCGGACCTGATGGTAATCTAGGTGTTAGAGCACAAGGCAACTCACAAGCTAATGTTGACGTGGTTATCAATAACTTTAGTAATGCACAAGCTACTACTCAAGAAACAACTGATGCCAAGGGCAATCGTAGAATTGAGGTTACTATTGGTGATATGACAGCAGGAGAGATGGGTAGAAGCGGAAGCGCAACCCAAAAATCCCTGAGAAATACCTTTGGTATTCAACCTCAATTAATTAGGAGATAATAATGGCATATAGTTATGTATGGCCACCAGTGTTACCTCAAGTACCTCAAAAAGGTTATTCAGAGAGTGGTGGTGCTAATATTTTAAGCACCACCATGGACTCTGGCCCAGCCAAGCGTAGATATCGTGGTAAAAAACCACAAATTCTATCTGTAAGCTTTTTAATGACCACCGCAGAAGTAGCAGCCCTAGAAACATTTGTTCTAGGGCCTTCTGCTATCCGTGGTGTTGCGCGCTTTGGCTTTCCTCATCCACGTACAGGTACTGTGGTTGAAGTCAGAATACTGCCTGAAGGTAATGAAGGCGGATTATATAATATAAGTTATACAGCACCTGGCTACTACACAGTAAGTATGAAGTTAGAAGTACTACCATGAGCAGATTAACATCAATGAGTCCAGAAGCTATCCGTGCGGTGTTTTCACCAGACATGGATAGTGATTTAATATTTTTACTAACAATGTATGACCCAACCACAGGGGCTCCCGCTGTTAGATTAGCTGATAATTTTACACAGCGTCTTACTCAAGCGCCTTATGTAGAAACAGAAACAGAAGTGTTTTATGGCGTAGTAAGTCGTGGAGATCAGTTCTTGTTCTTGCCAATGGACCTAAGTCTGCCAAGCGAAGAAGAAGCTCAAGCCCCTCGTTGTTCGCTAACCTTAAAAGATGTAACCAGGTTTGTTACACCTATTATTCGCCAAATTAGCGGCCCACCAAAAGTAAAAATGGAGTTAGTACTATCTAAAACTCCAGATACTGTAGAAGCTAGTTTTGTGGGTTTTTATATTAATAGTTTTACATATAATTCAGACACAGTAACTGCTGAATTGTCAATGATAGATTACGAGCGTGAACCTTTTCCTATGCACGCATTTACAGCCCCATATTTTCCAGGATTATTCTAATGTGGTCAAATAAATACGTCGGTATCCCTTACAAACAAAAAGGCAGAGATCTTAACGGCATTGATTGCTGGGGATTACTACGCCTGGTATATTCTGAAGAATTTAAGATTAACTTACCTAGCTTTGCCTCAGACTATACTGAAGATGATACTAAGCGTATTCAGGATTTAATTGCTCAGTACAAAGAAGGCTGGGAACAGTTAGATAAGCCTGAGCCAGGTTGCGTTGTACTATTTCGTGTATTAGGCACTGAGTCCCACGTAGGTATTGCTGTTAGTGAAACACATTTTTTACATGCCCGAGAAGGTCAAAGCTCTGCTATAGAGAGTTTTGATTCGCGTGGCTGGAACAAGCGAATTGTTGGATACTTTAAGTACTGTGAAAAGAGTTCTGCTGTACTTAATTTAATGCCACATCCGTTAAAAACACAAAGGTTTACTGTAACCGTAGAACCAGGTACTAAATTAGAAGAGCTAGTACCTTGGATTGCTAAAGAGTATAGTATTCCAGAAGAAATCCGTTCACGCATTGTAATTATGCTTAACGGTAGAGTTACTGCACCCGAAGAATGGTCAGTAATCACACTAAAAGACACTGATAAGATCGAATACCGTGCAGTACCTGCTGGTGGTAATGGTGGTATTTTCCGACTAATTGCAATGATTGCTATTGCAATTGCTGCACCTTATGCTGTCTCGTATCTAGCAGGATATGGAGCAACAGCAGCTGGTATTACTGCAGCTACTGCTGCAATGGGTACAGTAGGATTTACAGCAGCTACTATGGCAGTAAGCTTAGTTGGTAGCATGCTAGTTAATGCTATTGCTCCAATCCGTCCACCTGCACAGCCTTCAGATCCAGGCAACTCTGAGCGCCAGTTGATGATTAGTGGAGCTGCTAACCAAGCCAATAAGTATGGAGCTATTCCAGTAATTTTAGGCAAGGTTAAGATTACCGCCCCGCTAGGTGCTCAAAACTATATTACTTATGAAAATGATCGTGACACATACTTAACCATGTTGTTAGTATGGGGCTACGGTCCGCTATCTATTGATGCTTCTACTATTAAAATTGGCGATGTAGCCATTTCTAATTTTACACTATCAAAATTCAGTGATGGAACTAATAAGTTTATTACTCTTGATAGAAAAACTACTCCAACAGCTGCAGAACTTGCCAAGTTTAATTCTATTTATGGCAATGATGTTTTTCAAGTAACCAAGAATCTAGTATTAGTTTGCGATGGCAATCCAGAAGGTGCTACCACAAACACAGGTGCGCTTGACAGTGAAGATAACCCTATTACTGTAACTGTAATGCCTAATCCAGGACCTTACAGTGAAGCAGCCAGTAGTGGTCCTGTAGATAAAGTTACTGTGGCCATTCATTTTCCACAAGGTTTGCGTAAAATAAAGGCCAGAGGCGACGGTGCCGGAGATAGTTCCCCAGCACCTGT